CACAAATAATTCGTGAAGCAAAAGATAAGTTTGATGTTTATCCATCAGCAGTAGCTAATGCTTGGGTAGTTCAAGAGTATAAGCGCCGTGGAGGAACATATAAGTCCTATGACAAAAAAGAAAAAGACAAAGATGTTAGCAAGAGTGTTTGGGGCGGATCTCTTTTTGATTTAAATGGATTTGAAAAATAATGTCATCTGGACAAAGAAAAAAGCATCACGGATTTAATCCAATACAGATTAAAGATGGGATGATAGTGCGTTTGAATAAAAATGGCACTATCAGAGAGATACTTGGAAAATATGGAGAGTACAAAAAAAATGACAAGAAGTAAGATTGTGCAGCCATCAGATATACATAAAGCAGAAACATATGCACCAACTTCTGGAATGAAGTCGGCTGCTCGTCGTGCATTAAGATGGAAGGAAGAGGGTAAGGCAAAGGGTGCTGGAACTCCAGTGGGATGGGGTCGTGCAACGGACATAGTTGCTGGTCGGGGCTTATCATTAGATACTGTTAAAAGAATGTATTCTTTCTTTTCACGTCATGAAGTTGACAAAAAAGGCAAAGACTTCTATAATACTAGTAACCCCTCAAATGGTCGCATTATGTGGGACGCATGGGGCGGAGATGCTGGATTTTCTTGGTCAAGATCAATTGTTGAAAGAGAAAAAAAGAAAGCAGAAAAAGTTTGGAATAATACCGCATTTAATATGAAACGGGGATAAAATGGATAATCTTAATAATGAAGATCTAAAAACTTTGATTAATTTTTATAGACAAAGAGTAAATGATCTAGAGTTTACATCTTTACAAAACCAAATAATAGTTCCAAGAATTATAAGAGAAAATGAAAACTATAAATCTACTAATATTTCCTTACAATCCAAAATAAATACACTAATTCAAGAAAATGAAGATTTAAAGTCTAAAAAAAAGTCAAATAAAAAAATAAAAAAATAAAGGTAAATTTTAAAAAATGGAGTTTATCACACCATTAATTTTGGTACTTATGTCTTTTTATTTTATTGTCATATTTTTAAAAAAAATTGAAAAAAATTTTTTAAAACAGACAAGATATAGTCAAAGTTATTTACACAATATGTACAAAAAATATGATACTGTCACAACAACAAAAGTGAAAAAAACAACTCAGTTATCAGAAAGACTTGACAAAAACTCTGTTAACGTGATAGTATTAGATAATAAAGCATATTGGGTTGTTAACAATATATTTTATAACGCAGACTTTATAAACGGAGCAATTAATACAGATACAATAGAACCAATTAATACCGATGTTTTATCAAAAGATGATATTGATAAAATGTTGTTTATACTTGACAAATTAGGGGATGGGAAAGATAATGATAGTAGTGGTACAAGGTAGTAATGATTTTAATAGCTACCCAGTATTTCTTCGTTCTATGGGGGTTGCTCTTTCTTCAATGAAAGAAGATGACAACCAATTTATCATATACTCCGCTGGCCCAGCAAAAGTGAACTCTTTTGTTTCAGAATTTTCTAATTTGTCCGAGCGTGGTATGAAATCACGTGGTAAAAAAATTAAATTTTATAAAGTAAGTTTGCCTTGGCTTTATGAAAATCTTGAAGGTATAGATTATTTAGCATATTTAAGTAATCCAAAAGAAAAAACATCTAAGCTGGTTGCAGAAGCTGAACTAAAAAATGTTGAAGTAGGAATTTTTAGATACTAGGAGATACAATGATTATTAAAAGTCTTAATACAATGGAAAAAATTGTTTCTAAAAACAAAAATTTAGTATGGGATGGTTGGGATGTTATTGATCTAAAAGAATCAGACATTGCAAAAACATCACCAAAGGGTATCAGGTTTAAAGATAAGTGGTACTTACATAAAAGATACTCGCCAAATAAAAATGGCTGGGACATCCCTAATAAATATAGGGATTAATCATGCAACAGCATTTATGGAAAGACGAATCTCTTTGCCTAGGATCTGATACAAATATTTTTTTTGATACCTATGAAGACAATCCAGATACTAGAGACTTTGTAGATTCATTATGTAGAATGTGCCCTGTTGCAAGAAAATGTTTTGCTGTTGGAGTGTCTGGTAAAGAGTGGGGCGTATGGGGAGGAATCTATCTTGAAAATGGAGAAATCTCAAAAGAGTTTAATAGACATAAGACTAAAAAAGAATGGTCTTATACTTGGCAAGCGCTAACAACAGGATAAAATGTATACAGACTCTATGCGTAGAGCACTTCATAGTATTAAAGCTCCCAAAAACTTTGGTATAGCCCTTATTGACAATGACACCTTTCTTACTATAAAATTAGATGAAAGATCATTCTTACATATGACTCATGACGAAAAGCTTGAGGCTGTTAAGTATATATCTATAGTAAAAAAGGCTTTAGAAATGGAAGGTGCGGTAGTGTTAGTAACGAGGGAGCCAATAAAGTAATGCAAACATTTTTACCATATACTAATAGTCTACATGCTGCTCGTGCTCTAGATAGCAAAAGACTCAATAAACAAATACTTGAAGGATATCAAATCCTAAACGTACTATCTGGAAGATCTAAAACTGGTGCATGGAGAAATCATCCAGCAGTTCTGATGTGGAAAGGTTATGAGCATGGGCTTTGGGAGTATATCAAGGGGATGGTATCTGAAGCATCTTTGCGTGGTATCAAAACAGAAAATAACGTAAAGAACCTTAATGCTTTATATGCAGAGTGTGCAAAAGATTGGGGTAATGAGCACCCAGCCTTTTGGCTGGATGAAAATAAAGTAATGCGTATTGTTACTACCCATCGTGCTAATCTATTTAAAAAAGATCCACTCTACTATGCACATTATCAGTATGCAGTAAATAGTCCATACAATGCTCCATGCTGTCCAGATCGTAAAGAGCCATGCAAGTATTACTGGCCTACACATGTTCAATAGTTTTGACAAAATAAGCTCAAAGGAGTATACTTAAAAAGTGAGAATAGACATATTAGTATTTTTTCTTTTATTATTAAACTTTACTATAAGTATATTTTATTTTCAATCTTTGTTAAAAATAAAATATTATAGTAAAAAAGTTATTGATACTACTTTTGAAAATCTTTTGTTTAGAGAAAAATATGAATCTAATCAAAACGAAAAAGATAACGAAATACATCAAGAAAATTTTATTAAATTTTTATCTGATTCAAGAGATTGGGCTTTTGACTATATTGATAAAAGTCAAAAACAAATAAAAGAGTTTGTTGATATGGCAGACAAAGAATTTGCTTTTTTTGATTCGTTTGGCATTTTAACAGAAAAATATCCAAATTATGATACTATGAAAAAAATATCTGAAGAATATAAAAAATTAAAAAATCTTTTACCAGAGGAATCAGATGATAGACGCTAGAGGAATTCCAACTTGTGAGTGTCCTAATTGTGGGAGTGTTCTTTTTAAAACAGTTGTTTCTTTTGATCCAGAAACATACGCTATTGGAATGTATCTTTTAGATATGGAATGCGCTGAATGTGGAACATTTTGTACTGCTCCAACCCCTATAGACAATCCTGAAAAGAGTGAAAACGAATGATGTATATGAAAGATTCTATTTGTTTTGATGATATATTGTTATTACCTCAACATTCAAATGTAGATAGTAGAAAAAATGTTGATCTTGCTATGCACGGCTATAAGTTTCCAATAGTTGCTTCTCCTATGGATACCGTTTGTGAATGGCAAATGGCAAAAGCAATTATAGATGAGGGTGGTATTGGAATTATTCATAGATATATGGATACTGCTGAAAGATTATTTCAAATACAACAAGTTGATATTTTATCTCATAATAAAGATGGTCTTGGAGTTGCATTATCATCATTAGAATGTTTTGATAATCAGTTTATTGATGATGCAATAAATGCTGGATGCCAATGGTTCTGTATTGATACAGCTAATGGACATGGTGAGGCTGCGATTAGCGCTACACAACATTTAAGAACATACTATCCAGGAATTAATATTATGGTTGGTAATGTTGCAACAGCAGAAGGATATGCAAGATTGGCAGAAGCTGGTGCTGATGCAGTCCGTGTTGGAATTGGTGGTGGCGCAACTTGTATTACAAGGATTGTTTCTGGACATGGCATGCCTACTTTACAATCAGTTATTGACTGCTATGAATATAAAATTAATAATAATATCAAAACATTAATAGTTGCTGATGGCGGACTTCGTAATTCTGGAGATATTGTAAAAGCCTTCGCAGCAGGCGCAGATCTTGTTATGCTTGGATCTATGCTATCTGGCACAAAAGAGGCTCCAGGAGACGTTGTAGACGGCTTTAAGGTGCTTCGTGGCATGGCTAGTGAAGAAGCACAGGTATCTTGGAAAGGATCAGCCTCAGTAGTTGAGGGTGTATCAGCAAAAATAAAATATAAGGGAAATATTAAAGAAATATTTAATCAGATCAGGGGTGGTATTGGTAGTGGATGTTCCTATTCAGGAGTATCTAAACTATCAGAGTTGGCCGAAAATTCTGAATATACGATTGTTTCTCAAGCATCGTTATCGGAATCAAAGCCACATGCTATACTATAAATAGTTTCTATCCTAGGAGGACAAAATGAAACTAAAGAAAGAACACAAGGCAATGCTTGCATCTTATGGACGCTCTGTTCTTGGTGCAGCAATTGCTCTATATATGGCTGGAGTAACTGATCCAAAGGAGCTTTGGGCTGCACTAGTTGCTGCCCTTGCGCCAGTGGCTCTCAGGGCTCTCAATCCAAACGACAAGGCATTTGGTCGTTTGCCAGCAGCAAGCTTCGTAGAAGAGGCTTTAGCAGAGGTAAAGGCAAAAGCTACAGTAAAAAAGGTAGAAAAAAAGCCAGCAACAAAAAAGTCAACAACAAAAAAGAAGTAGGGTAAATGAGGGGGTATTAATTTACCCCCTCTTTATTAATAAATATGGAATATTTATATACTAATATAATAAAAAACAAATCTAAAACAGCTATAATTATGTGCACCTATAAAAGATTTAAAAATCTACAGGGCACATATAAAGATCTTTCGCTACAAACAAATAAAGATTTTGATTTTTATATATGTGATAACTCAGGAAATGACCCACACATATTGAACACAACAAAAAAGTTTATAAAATTTCTTAATTACAATCTATTTATAAAAGAATATAATAATAAGTATAGTATTTTTGGTAGATTTTATCTAGCAAGAGAGCTTGCTATGCAGGGATATAAAAAAATTATATTTATAGATGATGATCAAAAAATACCAGCAGAATTTGTGCAGGATTGCTATGATCAATATGAAGATAACGCTGTTAAATCATTTTATGCACACATAATTATTGGTGACTACTGGAAAAAAGAAGCTTTAGATCTTAATGAAGAAGGCAACTATGTTGGCGGTGGAGGTTTATTATGTAGCTCTGAAATATTTTTAGATGATAGATTGTTTGAATGCCCTGAAGAATATTGGGTACTAGATGATTTATGGATGTCATATTATTTAGCTAAGTTTACAAATTATAAAATGAAAAGGCTTAATACTAAAATCTCTTTTATAAAAGACAGTATGGCAACAGCAAAAGGACTTAAAAAAGAAAAAAGAGATTTTTCCAACAAATATATTTTGAATAAGGTATAATTTTATAATGATTATTGATTTAAAAGATACTGAAACATTTTATATAAATTTAAATAAGCATAAAGAAAAAAATGAATCAATGATTAATCTTGGAAATGCATTTGGTTTTAAAAAATATAAAAGATTTCAAGGCGTTTATAAACCAAAAGATCCAATATCTGGGTGTGCTGCGTCACACTACGGTATACTTTCTGAACTAAAAAACATGTCAATAATTCTTGAAGATGATTGTGTTATAAAAAATAATATATCTAAAATAGAAATTCCAGACGATGCAGACGCAGTGTATCTTGGTCTTTCTCAATGGGGGTACTATAAAGATTCCTCAAGACCTGGTAATTTTAATTTTACTAGAAATGGAAGGATTAAAGATATATATAAAGTTGATTCAATGTTAGCAACTCACGCAATTTTATATATTAGCAAAAGATACATAAACGCATGTGCTGCGGTTGCAAAATATTCAGAAGATAATAGTGTTCATGTTGATCAAGGATTTGCAAGAATTCAAAGATATTACAATGTATATGCTTTAGGGAATCCTATTTTTTATCAAAGTAGTAATAAAGATGCTACTAATATATTATTTGTAAAAAATAAGTTGGTATATGGCAATGGCTAAGTTTGGATCCTTATGGGTAGGTGATGCCATGACAAAAATTCAAGAAATATCTTTATCATCTTTTGTTTATTATGGACATGAGATAACTTTGTTTGTATATAATCTTGATATGAAAGTTCCGACAGGCATAAAGAAATCAGATGCAAGATTAATTATGGACGAATCAGAACTATTTTTAGTTCAAAATATGTATGCAGCATTTTCAGATTTATTTAGATATAGAATGATTAGTAAAACTGGATTAGCTTGGGTTGACGCAGATACAATATGCTTGTCTCCAAATTGGGATGATCTTGGAGATACATTTGCATGCTTTGAAAAAGACCTAGTAGTTGGCGGAGTACTGAAACTACCAAAAGAATCTAAAGCTTTAAAGTACTTAATAAAAAAATCTACAGAGTTTGATAAAGAAAAAATAAACTGGATTGATGTTGGACCAGCACTAGTTGATAAGGCTTTTAGAAAATTTAATCTACTTGATCATGTACACCCAATGGAAACATTTTGTGGTATCCACTGGTCTGAGTGGTCAAAGCTTTGGGATTCAAAGCATCTTAAAGAAATAAAATCATTAGAAAAAACATCTAAAAGTATATCTGTATATCATTCAATGACAACTAGGGGCGGTATAGATAAAA